TTAAATTGTTCCACAAAATATTTATCTGTTGCTCCATTAACAAATTGTGTAACTGTTAATCTTGTTGAATCAGAAGAAGATACAGTTAAATTATCTCCACCCACTACTGCTCTCGTAACTGTAATAACATTAGCAGCAGGATTAGGAGCTGAATATCCAGCTAAAGCATTAATACCAAGAACTCCACCAGTTCCTACAGCAATATTATCTGCTACATCAGCATTGGTTCTTGTACCACCAACTGAAAATTCTAAAGCTTCAGCAGGATCATCATTGGTAGCTGTCATAGTTGTGGATGTACCAGCATGATCTGTAATTGTTATGGTGCTGCCTACCGCAATGTTAGCTGCATCAGTTACTGTAATTGTGCAAGTTGCCTGTAAATCATCAATAGCTCTTTTTACAACTGTGTAAATTGTATCAACATCTACTGCTACATTTTTAAAAAGACCGTTAGTTGTTTGTCTACTTCCTGCGACTACACCTTGTTGTTTTAACAATGAATATGTTGCAAGTGAACCGTCAGTAGAATTAACAATACATAATAAATCTCCGTCATCCGTGTCCGTACTAACTCGTAAAGCCATATCAGTTGGAGATTTTAATAAATGAGATGATAATAATGAAACATTGCTGGAAACATACGATAATTCTACATCACTAAATAAAAATTCTCTTAAACTTTGCCCTGATCTTTGTATAAAATATGTACCAGTTTCAGCTGCGACTGGTTTAATACCCTGTTTAGCACCACGTCTTGTAGATATTTTTACAACTACATTATTAGGTGTTATTGGATCTAAGTCAGATTGCGGAACAAAAAATTCTCCACCAGTAGTAAATACTTGTAAATCCCTGCCTGAGTGAACTCCAACTATATTATTCGCTGCATCAGTATCTAAAGTTATTTCTACACCGTCATCATCTAATCCCTCTCCCATATTGAAATTATAAAAATCTGATACTCTTGAACCCCATAAAGTTGTTGGTCTATTTTTAGAACCACCGAACCATAATCTTCCTTCGTGGAAAGTACACGTTCTTGGATAACCTTTTGTACCACTCCAGGTAGGTTCATAATCAACTTCTAAAACCCAATCTCCACTAGCTACTGCATTGGTGTCAAAAAAAGGAACTTCTGTTACAGCTTTTACTACTGTTGCAGATGTATATTCAATAATTCTTGCTCTACCAAAACCATTGTCCGCTTCTACATAATCTCCAACATTACCAGATGCAAATGCAGAACCACCAGCAGTCAAAGTTATGTTTCCATCAACAGCAGAAGGAGTTAAAGTTACAGCAGGTGAGCTTGTACTAAATGTAAAAGGATATTTAGGAATATGGTCAAAAGTTATACTGGATATAGTCCAAGCAGTATGACTTGCTCCTCTTACTAATTTTTTTGGTGCTAAATCTTCGTGAGTTAAAATTAATGTATCTGCATTTTGTGTGTGATATAAATGAGGAAGCATAGCAGAAGTTATGCCAGTTGAAGCTAAATAATCATTTCCACTACTATTTATATTTGTTTGTAATACTCCATCTTTATAAATGTAAACTCTATCATTTGTAAATAACAACATATAGCTTTGTGTAGTTGAAAATGTAAATGGAATTAATTTTGTACCGTTTTGTGGACTAGCAGCAGAAGGTATATGGTGAATTAATTTTAAACCAGGTCTACGAGCTAAACCGCCTTGCGGCTCTATTATGACGTTTGTTGCGGTTTCTAATCCGTTGTAAAACTGTTCTATATCTGTTCTTGCTCTTAATAATGGATCTATTTCTCCATTTGTAAAATTTGTTTGTATTGCTGTAACTCTACCCATTTATATATTTCTGACATAATATAAACTAAATTCTTTATCTGAAAATGTTTTGCTAGGTCTACCTCTCCCATCCATTTGAGCAGCTTGTCTAAAAAATCCACCACGCATATTTTCGTGTGGTTCTCCAACCGCTACTCCTTGCCAATATTTTGCTTTTGCAGCTTGATCTGTTACTGGTTCAGCTAAATGCCAAGCCATCATATATTTTAATAATTGGACAAAATAAGAAGGCATTGATGCTTCTGTTGTTTCCGTACTTAAATAATCTATAACAATAGTTGTAGCTCCAGTATAAATAGAACTATCATAAATTTCATACGCTGTTATCGGACTAACACCTGTGCTGGTGCTGTTGTAAACTGCCTGAGGAACTTTTGTTAGTATGTCGGCAGGTAAAGGATAACTGTATGTCCATTCATTTATAGGTGCTGTAGCACTTCTTGCTAATGTTTTTTTCTTTAAAGCAAAGGACCAGTCATATAATCCTAATGCCATATTTTTCACATCAGGATAAAGTTGTGAAGCCATTTTAGCCGCATCACTTCCATCAGTAAATGACGTAATTTCATCACTTCCTAATAGTATCAAAGAACCGTTTGTAATTTTTACGTTTGTATCTCCAGTTGCCATAATAAAATCTTTTTTGTTTCTAAAAAAAGGAGCTTTCTGTTTCCAGGTACACAGCTCCAATAACCCAGAATCTTATTCATATATATTCCAGTTAAATCCTAAAGACTAGTCGCTGTCATCAGAAGGAATTGTATGTGTATCACTAACATCAACAACTCCACTTGCATTACTTAGAACAATGTTCAAACCAGCAGTTGCCGTACCGCCAGTATTTGCCCAAGTGTAGATTAAATCTCCAACTTGAACTTCGTCAGAAACATTATTAAAGTACGCTGCAACTCTAACTACTGTTTTTGCGTCAGTAGTAGTATAACTCCATATCGCAGGAGCAGTACCTTTTCTGCTTTGACCGCCTATCGGATTCCAACCATCTCTATCAAAAGCCATAACTATTAACTTTCCCTCGCAGTAATTTCAACTATACCTTCAGCATCTATATGTGTAGATCCTGCAGAAAACATTGCATTAACTAAATGCGAAGTTTTTTCTGGGATATAATTGATTTCAGTTCTGGCGGACATATTTTCCGCTAAACCAATACTAGCTTTGTGGAAGGCAAAACATTGCCTAGCACTACCAGTTAAAGTTAAACCACCTTCATCTCTATCTCCAAGAGATACTACTTTAAAACCTAAAAAAGTATCAACTTGTCCATTAACTAATGCTTTTACATTGACAAAGTCAGATGATGTAACACTAGTTTCAGATAATAGATTTGCTAAACCGTCAGCATGGATAACTAAAGCACGATCCTCTTGTGGAACGTTTTTTTTATCCAGCAACAATTTTGCTTCTCTAATTTTTGCAACATTCATATTGGTCCCTGCTCCACCAATAGAAGCGGCTACAGTTAAACTAGAAGAAGCAGCATCTAATGCAGCTATGATAAGTTGGTCAAGTCTACGCCCAATTGCTTTACCGCATAATTGAACAAGCTCTTGACGTTCTTCAAAGTTTACTTTTCCAGCTTGAAATATATCAGAATATTCTGCTGCTGAGTAATCACTCATAGTTGCTGTTTGAGGTGTATAAGAAACGCCTATAGGAACTACGTCAGATTGAGGAGTACGAACAGATGCTGTACCCTTTCCAATAACATAGAACTTTTGAACGCTACCTTTTACATTTGGTTTAACTCTTACGTATGGTCTAAGGACACTTTCAGCTTGGTAGCTTTGTTTGACCTCAGAATCAAAGAGAGTTTGGAATACACCAGATATGTTTAAAGCCATATCAAGTATTTACCTCTATTTACAGATTAATAAAATTTTGTGTGTTAGCGACATAAGTGTCGGCACAGCAACGTAGAATTGACTACATCAGAAAGGCCTATGTCGGTTATCTTTCAATTTATTATATAGTATTTGTTATATAATCTTTCAATTATTCAATTGGAGATTCAGGATCTTTTCCTGTTGCCCTTTTTAAAGAAGCATAAACCTTTGCTCTAAAAGCTGGATCTTCTTTATATTGTTTTGAACCTATTTGTGCTTTTATATCTTCAAGAGATTGTAGCTCCTCTCCTGTAGGTTCAAGTTTATGTGGCACTTGATCTCCTATCATATTTCTAACTTTTTCAATAAATCTTTGCCCAGTAGCATCAGCAGCAGCGATTTTAAATATATCTTCTTCTGCTTCTGTAAAAATTCCTTTGTTTTTTAAACCATTGAACCATTGTCCATTTGCTTTTATTCTATCTTGTGCGTTTGGCCCAAGTTTTTCTATCTCTTTTTCAATATTTATTTTTTCTTGTTCTACGTCTAAATTAGATTCATTTATAACTTTTTGTGCTAACTCATTAAAGGCAAGTTGTGATACTCCGTGTTTCTTTGCCCATTCATTATATATTGGTACAGTTGGATGATTAGGTTCTAGGTTTTCAAATACTTTGTTATCATATTTTCCGTCTTTTGGAGCTTTGTGCTGCCCTTTTGAAATATGATCTCTCAGCTCTTTGTATGCCATAGATAAATCTTCTGACTTAACACCTGATTTTTTATCCCAGAATTTATCCTCTAATCCTTCTGGTCTTTTTAATTCTTTTACTTCTTTTTCATCAAAAACATCTGGTTCTGATTCTTCTTCCTTTTTTTCTTCAGGAGCAAATTTATCAGCAAGTCCTTCATCAACTTGTGATTCAATTTCTTCAGGAGAAGAAGGTAGCTCAGATTTTCCTTCAGTCGGAGAAACTGGTATATCTTCTTGTTCTTTTTCTGATTTTTCTGTTTCGGCCATACTATTTCTTTATAGAATCATTTGGTTTGTATTTTAAACCTAATGCCAACAAACTTTCTTTTATTTTTGCTAGACTTTGCTTTTTCGATAGATTTGACATCTGTATAAAGTTTATATTTTTTGATTTATTCATATCCTTTACCTGTTTCTATAATATCAAAATCTTGTGTTATTAATATATTATTCTATTAGACTTTTTTTAACATTCTAAAAACAGGATTTATCCATTCCCATGTCCAGAAATGCCACCATCTTCTTTCGTCAAACTCTTTTAAATCATTAATAGTTTTTTCTTTTTGCTTTTTTCTCTCCGCTGCTGTTCCACCTTCAACAACAACNTGCATCCATTTTTCNCCAGCTGCTGTATTNNATTCTATTAGTGTAGTTTTTATTTCACTCATTTTTTTACCTCCACTCTAGATATAATAGATAGACTAATTTAGTTCCAATTTACTTTGGATATATAGTTTATATGTTTTCGAAATATCTGTGATTATGAATTGGACTAGAAGAATGACGGTGAAAAAATTATTCTACCTCCACTGCTCTATCGTGAGGAATTAGACTTGATTTTGATAGTATTTTTTCTAACAAAACTTCTGCTACCAAACGGTTTCCTTTGTAGCTGAAATGCCCACCTCTATCACGAAAGGCATACAATCCACTAGGGTCTTCCGATGATATGATTGCTGGGCTTATATCCAACCATTCAATGCCTAATGCATGTATAGTGTCGTATGTTTTTCTATAGTTTGGATCAGAGTCGGTAATAAATGCTTGGCCCAATGCAGGAATATTAACAAAAATAAGTTTACTGTTTGCTGCTTTGGCTGTTTCCTTCGCCTTTTTCATGATGTCATGAAAAAGTCGAAAAGAAAATACACCATCCAAGTTACTGCTTTGACCCAACCTCGTCCTAAGATAATATAATTTAAGCACTTGTTTTAATATTATTTCATCATAAATACTTTTTTTAGTGACATTTAATATTCTATGCTTATTTTCTT